AATCATATACTCACTGTTATAATAGTGTGTAAGTTTGTTCACACGTTTTGGTGTACCTTTGAGCCAAGATGGCATAGTTCTAAATTCACTGCGGAACTCAATTATACGATTAATAATTTCTTCTTCACCAGTTCCAGTAAGTGTTTTAAGTAACAGTTCATTCAAGAAGTCTTGCATAAATGCTGGTGTGTCTGACCTTTTGAGGTCCAAGCCCATTGCTTTTATTTTGCCTGGTTTATCATCATAATCTTCTCTATGACCTTCATTGTCATACACCAATATAGCATAACGTTTTTTCGTAATGTATATGCCAGCAGTTGCACAAGTTTCTCTACCAGCCGCAATTATTTTTCCTTGTTCTGGATCTAATACGTTATGTGCTCGTGCCATATATTCTGGAAATGTTTCGTTGGCTTGTTCACATACAGTTTCATATAATTCTGTAACTTTGTCTTTGTCCCATGCAAACTCGCCACTTTCTATCTGAGCTTTGAATACAGGGTAAGCACTAAAATAGACACTATCAGTATCTCCATAAATGATGCTGTCTCCCACATGGTCGTATTTTCCAGTAAATAATTCATTGACTTTTGCTCCCATGTGTCTTGCAATAGTTCTGCCTGTGAGTGTTGTTGATTGTCCCATGCGTGGATCATTAAATCTACTACCCGGATTCAACAACGCACCATATAAACTGTTTAGGTTAATCTTTTTAACCAACTGACGTTTATCCCAATAAGCAGTCTTTTCAACATCACCACCTTCTCTTGCTTCACGCATTTCTTTTTGCATAACTTTACGTTCATCATACCAACGTTCCAATAAGCCAGGAATAATACCTTTCTTAGTTTGATCAAGTATTGTACCATTACTAGTAAGCACCCAAGGTTGATCACTTTCAAATATTATTTGATACAATTCTTTACCTGTGCCTTGTAATTCTTCTCCGTTTTCAAAGTCAATATATAATAGTGTTTCGTCATTTTTTTCAATTACAAGTTCGTATTCTCTACAAGCAAATTTACCTTCCCAAGCACTTGCGACTATCCATTTATGTTCATTAAGCATTGGTACTGTTAGTGTGTGTCTTATTTGACCAACAATAGTTTCTGTACTCATGTTTAAACTACGCAAAATACTTGGATATAGACTGTTCAAGTCCATACTGCCTATCCATTCATGAAAGCCTTTCTTTGGTGTTGCAACATATGCACCAGCCGCCGTACAAGTTTGTGGATAGTGTTTTTGTGTTTTATCATGTTGTTTATCAGGAACAATTAATCCACGTCCATGTGCTTCATTGAGAATAGCTTGATCTGTAACTGCTACTGCACCCATTGTTGTTTGTACAAGAACTGTGTTGTCATGTGCAATAACATTTGCCAAATCAATAAATTGTAGTTTGTTATCCATACGAACTAGCAATTCAACATCTTGTCTTGAATACTGAATAAATGTTTCAAAGTCATTGTTGTACAGTTGATCCAATGTTCCTTCGTATTCAGTTTTGCGTTCACCAAGTTCATATTCACCAATAGCATCCAAACTGTAACTGTGCATTTCATGGTATGTATACTTGCGATACAGTTCCATATAATCCAAGTGCAGTCTACCTACTGTATCATATGTTTCTTGGTTTTTACCATATCTTTCAAATTCTCTTTTTTTAGGATACTGTCCCCACAAACAAAAACGTCTAGTATGTTCCTTACCAAGAACTCTTGCTATTCTATTCACCATATACGGAATATCAAAGCCTTCACTGTTCCAACCACTCATTACATCAGCATCTTCTATTAAATCTAAAAATGTACTTAATAGTTCGTCCTCAGTATCTATTAAAATAGTATCTTCAAACCTATTAACTATTATTTGTGCATCTGCTTTAGTAAGTGTCTTGGGTTTGTTAACCAAACATATGGTTTTGCCTATCCAGTCCAAGTGTACACTGATTGCAGTTACAGGATTAAATGGATCACTTGGATCTGCAAAGCCTTTATCTTTGTCAAAGTCAACCTCAATATCAAAAAATGCTTGTTGTAGTTTAGGAGTATCTGCACCTAAATAGTTGTCAGCTAAACATCTAAATACTGGATTAACATCACTTTCGAATAGTCGTTGACTGCTATACAGTTTCTTTTCTTTAGCAAAATTTTTACCACTAGTAGTTACTACACGTTCAAGTTTATCACCAAATATGCTTTCAAACTTACCACGACTATCTTTATAGTAAAATACATAACGTGCTGGATGATCGACAAATACTCTCTTGCCGTCTTTACGTTCAACAACATGTATAATGTCTTTCTGTCTATCAATTAGTGCATCTACATACATTAGCCGACAAATGCCCTTTCTTGTACAAATGTACCTTGTGTACGTTTGTTACCTTCGCTAAATCCTAGCGAGTTAAAATGTTTTTTAAGATCATTATTAAAACTTATGCTTCCACATATCATTATACGTTGTTCTACAGGATTGTCAATAGTTATTGTACCATCTGCCATAAACTTTTGTATACGTCCTTGGAACTCTGCATCTTCTTGTGTTACAGTACTAATGTACTCGATAGGCATCTCATTCAAGAAGTCTCGGTAGCAATCTTGTTCTGCATGTAACCTCGTTGTCCAAGTTACTGTAATATTATCAAACAAATCATATGTTTCTGGCTCACGTAACAAACTAATAAAAGGTGCAATACCTGTACCACTTGCCATCATTACCAGATGTCCTCCTAGTTCTAAATTAGCAAGTATAAGTGTGCCTGTTGGTTTTTCACCTACTCTAATTGTATCACCTACTTTTACATGTTGTAGTTTACTTGTTAATGGACCGTCTTGTACTTTAATACTATAAAATTCCAAATAATCATCGTAAGGACCACTTGTTAAACTATATGCTCTATTAGGTGTATCTTCAAGTGCAATCATAACAAACTCCCCCGCAGTAAATCTATAACTGCGAGGTCGTTCTGTTTTTATTCTAAATAGTTTATCTGTGTAATGTTCTACTTCAACAACTGGCAATTCCAGCATTAAACATCACGTCCGGTTGCTTGCAATACTTCTTCAACTGCACTAAAGCTGTCTTGTACTTGTGCAAATTCGTTTTTGTAAGCAATTCTAATTGCTTTGTTTAGTGTAGCTGGTTTCATATCCATTTCTTCACTAATTGCTTTAACTGTGTCTTTTAGACCTTCACGAAGTGCTTCTACTTCGCCTGTTACTTGAATTCCTTCATTCATCAACTGCTTTAATTTAGCAATTTCATTAGGATTAAATGTTCGTAATGGCATTGTTATCTCCTTATAGCTTTTACTACTATAGCAGAACTATGAGTAAGAGTCAACTACTTTTCTAGTTTTTTGATACGTTTTTCTAATTCGTCAATTTTTGCTGTGATACGTGGATAACGCTGACGCCAGGCATCTTCTGGTTGTTGTAACCATGTCCAGCCCCAACGTTCCACTAAGAAGTCTAAGGTATTGTCTACTTTAGCATAGAACCAAAGTCCTATTCTTGTAGTGCTTATGTAGGCTATAAATATTGCACCGAACACACTACCAGCTAGTGCAGTATAAATCCAAAGCCTATCGCTAGCCATGCGTTCGATCATTTCCCACATTTTATTCTGCTTTCCAAATTGTCCATGCACCATATGCAATGGCGGCTATTGCGGCAATTTTAATAAAGTTAGTTGCAAATAATGCAATTAATCCTATAGCAATAAGTACTCCACCATCCCAGGAAGTACGTTCACCAATTCTACTTGTGATCCATTCCATGTCTTTTCTCCAAAATATCTTTCATCACATCTGTTGCTGTAGTTGTAAAAAATCTAGGAGCAACGCTGTGAATAATTAATATAGGAACTAATAGTTGTAACTTTATTGCTACTTTTAATGCAGTCCACATATGTTGGAAAGCAGTTTCATCTACTTCTTTCAAATGTGCTCTGCATTGTTCGCTAATCACTACTTAATTCCCATCGCGGCAAGTGTACTTTTTCCTACAATACCATCTGGTACCAAGCCTTTAGTACGTTGCCATGCAATAACAGCGGCTTCGGTTCCTGGACCAAAGTCTCCGTCTGCACCTATGCCCAAGGCTTTTTGAACTGCTTTAACAGTTTCACCTTTGCTTCCTTTTCTAACAGTACTATGTACTACTTTAGGAGGTTCCCATGTACCACCTAGCACTTCGAGTGCATGGGCATAATGTTTCTTACGATCAGCCAATCCTATCGTACCACCATTAATTCGTTTGGTCATAGTAACAATATCTTGACTATCACAATACTTGTTAATCTTATTTGTTTTCCAATACCAACATGCACTTTCTAATGCACCTGCTTTGGTTTTAATATACTTAATGGCTTGTTCAGCTGTATAGTTGAGTGTCTTACCAAATTGCGTGTAATTATACCGACCCGTCAATTGGATAATACCTCGCCCTCTAAAACGCCAGCCATCGCCACTGGCTGTATCGCCATTTTCCATTCTATTAGCATAAACAATATTTGCAATTTTCTCTGGCTGTCTATGATAAGGTTTGCTGTCTCTGCCAGCTCTTACAAAGTACTTGCCGAAAACTGAATCTAATGCTTTGCTACTGTAGTTTAGGTTTTCTTCAATAATTCTAAAGTTATTGCTTTCATGGCAACATTGTGCTATAAAGCCTGCTACCCTGTTTACAGTGGTGATCTCGTAGTAAGGGAGTATCTCTTCCATAGCTTCGTACCACTGACCCGTTTCTTTATTACCGTGAAGCAGTTCATCCACTTGCTCTTCGGTAAAATCAAATTCAAACTTACTCATTTGGAGTTCCTTTTATTTACTTTGTATTTATTGTTCCTAGGATTTCGTACCCTTGTATTTTAGCTTTATACTCGTGATGATCACCTAAGTATAGGTACTTGTAACCTTTTGATTTAAGCCATGCAGGAACATGATGACTGAAACGCCAACCTATTTCATCTAACGGATTATCGTATGTCCATGCGAATTGATAACTGTGTGCAATCAAATCTTTGGGATATAACTTTGTTTGTTCCCAAGCAACAAGTTTGCCATTTTGATACAAACAATTCCAGTCATGTAATTCAATATCTCCATAGTATAAAGGAATAACGCTTGTAAACTTTTTGTATTTGCAATAAGTGTCATACACACGACTTGCCTCTTCATAAGTAGGGTGATGGTGTATTATGTCTTTATCCAGTTGATACTCAACTTTTGATAAGTCTACTCTACCGTACATAATATCCTAAACGTTTTTCTTTCATATATGGCTCTATATCTTCGTCCCAATTTTCAAAAGGATTGTCTATCCATTTATAACCTTGTTGTAATAATTTATCTTTCTCTAGTTGTGTAGTACTTTCCCATATGGGTATGTATTCATTCCAAGGACTATCATAAGTACCGTCAGGATTACCACTGGGTCTAAGATGTACTTCGAAAGGATTATCTCCTTTGTATTCAACATTTATATATGGTATATCGATTAAATTAGTTAGTTGATATGGCATGTTTGGAGCATAATCACTGCGTATCCATTTATAAAATTTTATTACATTTTCTTTATGATTAAATCCTTGCCAACAATGTAAAACTTTCCATTCATTGTGAACTTGTCTTTCATATGTTACTGAGTAATGATTGCCTTGTAGATATTCACACCAAAAATATCCTGGAGGCACACTAGTAACATCATCTTTTTGTAATGTTGTTATAGTTGTGAACAACCCCATACCTGCAAGATTATATATTGGTCTTATAACATACTCTCTAGTTTCTGGAATAGGAACACTACCTGGACCACATGAATAACCCATAGTTTCTGCTAGATATAACTTGTTCCACCATTTATGATGTTGAGGATATTTGAGCCACAATTCATGCTCTTCTAAATCGTGTTTAGGATCTATAAACATTATTTACAATGCTTACACTCGCACCCCGTACAAACATCATTAGCACAATCTTGACACTCTGTACCACAATGACAGTTGTGTCCACATTTTTCGCATTTACATTCCATTACGATTTCCTTGTTGTGTTTGAAACGTTTTTGGCTTTTCCTTTACGATTTTTGTTAGGATCTTCTCTACGTTTTTTGTTTACTGCTTTTGCAATAGCTTTCTTGCCACCTTTGGCTCTAAGACTTGCGGCTTTAGATTTTGATAGGCATTTGGGTTTGCCTTCACCTTTTTTACTATCTCCGCATTTTCCAATGCGTTCGCCTTTTGAATTATAACGATCCCAGCCTCCTCCGCCAGCACCGCCTTTTTTGCCTTTACCAAACCAGGCTTTTAGGTCTTCTCCTACTTCTTCAGATTCTTTTTTAACACAGTTGGGTACACGTTTTCCGAACA